ATCATGTCGTTTATAGAACAACATAGTTCGGGATTGTTTAACTCTCTATTGTTTCTACATAATGCCTCTAATTTACCTTGCCAATCAGGAAACTTATGATGTTTATAACCAGCAAATAATTCATCACCACCATCACCAGCTAATGTTACAGTAATATTGTTTTGTGAAATAAATTTATTAGTGTTGTAATAAGTAGGGAAAGATTTACCTTGTCTTGGTTCTTCTAAAGCATAAAATGTATTTTCAATAGAATCTACATAATCTTGTTGTGTTTGTTTAACAGTATTATTAAATACTTCAAATCTTTCAGCTAAACCTTTTGCTAAATCACTATCTTCATTTAATCTACTTTTAGGGTCAAGTAATTCAAACTCTGAGGTAAATGTATTTGGTTTTACACCTAACTCTTTCATCTCATATAAAATAGATGTACTGTCAATACCACCAGATAAAAACAATCCTATGTTTCTACGACCCATTAAAGTTTGGTTTACTGCCTTGTTAAATAATTCTCTAATTCTTTCTGCAATCTTTGTAGTATCATCACTAACCCACTCTGTATCATATTTGTAATTATTTAAATTTCTTTTACTAACTAGATTGCCTTCAATAACATCATATACTCTGACCTCACCAGGCACCAACTTGTGTATACCTTCAAACATGGTCAGGTAACCAGAATTGTAACCTGCTTTTTGATAGTGAGCAAAGGCCTGTTTACATACTTGTTTTTTAAAACCAATGCCTAATAGTGATTTAATTTCTGAGGAAAAACAAAGATTGTGATTATGAAAACCATAATAAACTGGTTTTATACCATTTGAATCTCTTGCAAGTGTAACTTGTTTAGTTGTCTTATTATATACTGCAAGACCAAACATACCATCAAGTTTATCTAAGAAGTCTTGTCCGTACTTTTCAAAACCTCTTGCAATAACTTCGGTGTCTGTATTAGTTGTTAGTTCAAATTCTTCGCCTAGTTCTTTATAGTTATAGATTTCACCATTATAAACTAGAATTAAATTATTGTGTTCCCATGGCTGTATAGAGTTCTTTTCATCATCAACAATAGATAGGAGATTATGACCTAAAGTAATGAATTCATCATGCCAAGTACCACGACCATCAGGTCCTCTATGGTGAGCAATCGCCACCATTTTGATGATACTATCTACATCTTTTTTAAATATGCCATGAATTGCACACATTTAATCAAACCATTTTGTAAATACTGTTTCTTTTTTATTGTTACCTTTTCTAATGTAACCAATACCACTTAAAATGTTTACTATATCATCATGGTATTTTCTTTCGTTTTCATTTCTACAAGGTAATTCTAACACTAATACTGCGTCATGCCTACTTAATAAGTCTAAACCACCAGATACAATTTCTTTTTCATGTTCTTGGCAATCAACTTTAATAAAGTCAATGTTTTGATTATCAAACTCTGTTACATAATCATCTAACATTTTTACATCTGTATATGTCGTATTTAAAACATTATCCTCTAAATGTCTTTTTGAATTACCATGAGTTACACCATGAGAATTTAAGCTGACATTACCACTTTCATCAGGACTTGCAAATAGTGTGGCGTTTTCTTCTTGGTGGTCTGATAGTGCTAATTCTTCCAAATGCCAATTTGAAAAGTCTTTCATGTTTTCTCTATAACAAGCCACATTTTCTGGATGTGGTTCAAATGCCCATACTGATTTAAACTTTCTACATAAATCTTGTGACCAAAAACCAATGTTACCACCTATGTCTAGTGCCACATTCCAATTTTTAACAAAACTTAATGAGTAATCTCTTTGTGGTTTTTGATATTCCCACTTACCATCATATTCTTTTAACATTTTTTCGTAATGGTTATCCCATTCAGGCAATTGCCAGCCTTTTACATCTTTCATATTATCTCCTTAAAACATAATTAGTTTCAGTATCACTAAGTTTATAAGTCATACTTTCATCTATTTTAAATCCTCTATCAAGTAAAGGTTTTAAAGTATCAGTTGTTGTTACCTCTACAAGCATTGACTTAACATTTTCTAATGATGTATCCATACCTGCAATTACTTTAGCCTCTAAACCATCAACATCTATTTTTATATGTTCAGGTTTAACTCTTGTATAATCTAATCTAAAACCTGCTACATAATGTTTTACTCTATCATCTTCCATACCAAAATCGTTATGTGATTGAGCTGGTACAATAGACAACATAGCAAGTTCATCAACACTATTTTTATCCATTACTGCAAATGGATATGCCTTAACATTGTCAAACTCATTGATATATATGTTTGTTACCAACTCTGCAAAATTGCCAGCGTGTGGTTCAAATGCGTGAACAGTAATACCTTTTTTAGCTGCATATAAAGTATATACACCAATGTTAGCACCAATATCTACAAGTGTTTCGCCTTTTTTAAAACTATCAATCCACTCTAATGTTTTTGGTTCTTTTGTAAAGTAGGTGTTCATTCTTTTTTTAATAAGTCTATTATCTTTATCAAATTTAAACTTTAGACCAGCAACCTCATGTATTGGTATTGTCCAATCTAATCTACTTCTATCTTTATTCCAAATATTATAAATCATTCTTTAAAATTACCACATTAAATATTTGTCTGTTTAATTCAGTATTAACTTCGGTTACACCATGCCAGCCGTTTTCATTATTTTTAAATAACAATGATGTGTTACCATCATTTCTATACTGTTGTTTGTGTGCAAAATCTTCAGGTTCTGGATTCATTTTATCTACTAGTTTGCCTTTGTAGAATACTGTTTGACCACCACACTTATCATTCCAACCCTCAGGCATAAAATATATTAAATGACTGCCTAATTTACCTGTACTATCAACATGAGGAGATACATCTTGCCCCCACTTTGTTAGGTGCCAATCAAATCTATATTTAAAATTATTACCAGGTATCTCTAGTGTTTCTTTTATCCAATCTGAATATTCTTTACTACTAAAAATTTTATCTACAAAATAATCCCATGTTTCAGATAATTGGTATCTATGTATTTTATATTGGTCAAAATATGGACTATCAGGCCAAGGAGAATAACACATAAACATTCTTAAATGAGGTCTTTGATTGTGTTTTCTAGGTTTGATATGACCTTCTTCTTTAAATAAACTTACAGCTGGCCATTCATCTCTTAAATCTTCCCAATGTTCAACAAAACCATTAATAAATTTATGTGGTGTGTAACCATCAGTTGTCATTATTGTATCAGGTATATTAATCATCTTGGTGCCTTGTCGTGAGGTATATGTAACTCACTTCTTATTTTTGATTTTATTTCTTTGTTAGTTACTAGATATCCTTCTATATGTGTGTAACCTTTTTCTCTAGCCCAAAAAACTCTTTTGTTACCTGTCTGAACATATAGACCAGGTCTAACTTCACCATTTGCTTTTATGTGTTGAGGTTTTTTGTATTTGCCGTTTACAGTTTGTTTAATAATACCTTGTACCCAATCTTCCGTATGTGGCGATACAGTAATAGGGTAAATCATACCATGGTTTTCAAAAGAAGTCCAATAATCAAACTCATCCATTCTTTGTTTTAGCCAGTCATCATTTGGCATACATTTGATTTCTGTTAAATCAAATTCTTCTATTGTACCATATAAACTATCAGGATGTTTTTGTGCTCTTAATACTATTTTCATAACCAACTTTTTGTATAAAATAACTATCAGCAATATCTGAAATAGGGTTACCTACTTTTTCTGTTTCAAATATTGATTTTAAGTCAATGTTTGTTTCTGCTACAAAGGCGTTATACATCATATCTTTGTCTGCGTTTCCTTTTCCTGTTGCACCTTTTTTAACAACGCTAGGCACAACTGTTTCATAAGGTAAGGATTTTTCTTGTAATCTGTATTTGAGTATGCCACAATTTTCGGCAATTTGAAATAGGCCTTGGCCTTTCGAGCCAAAAGAATAGCCTTCAATGTATATTTTGGGATTAAGTAATGGTGAAATAATATCCAACGCAAAGTCAGATATGTATTTAAATCTTTGAATAGGGTCTTTCCATTCTTTATGTTCATAACCAACAATATCCTCACTCATCATACCTGTCCACTTTTTCTTATTAGTCAGGTAGTAAAACATTAAGCCTGCGTCACCGTCTATATTAACACAAACAGCAGGACTTGTTAAACTATAATCAATTCCAATTATCGTCTTCGTTACTATCGTCATTTGACCAGACTTCTTCAGTTTCGTCTTCATCTTCTACCTCATATCCACAGAAAGGACAAGTAAGAGGTTCTAAGTCTTGCTCTTCTATGTCCCACACTACGGTATATTTAGTTTCACAGGAAGTACAGGTCTTTTGTCGTTTTTCTGCCATTATAGTTTAAATTTCTTAAATTGGTCCTTCTTCACATCTTGTTTGATACCACCAATTACATATGACTCAATCTCCGTTTCTTGTGGTGCGTTTTGTGTACCCTTTGAATTCAGCCAATGGTCTACCCACGGAAGTGGATTTGATTTTTG